TTTTTTGTGATAAATTCTTCAAAAAATATTTTAAACGATACCATTCCATTATTTAGCTTGAAAGTTTCTGTAATAGAATTGTTGATCCAATTCCATCTAGATCGCTATTAACCCAAGCAAACACCTTCGACATATCCATATAATTAATAATTTTTATTGATTTGTCAAGACGATAATTTTTGCAGCAAGTCCAATTCGTCATTGTCCATGATTTCTTCCTCATCATCCTCCGATTGGTAAATGGAGAGCGTGGAGTAATCGATTCTCATGGCTTGAACCATGCCACGGGGACCAAACCTATTTTTCATCATTCCCAATCGAATCACGGCCATTTCCTGATCCTCTTCGTTCTGGAAGATGGAAACGATGACATCGGCAGTCATCACGATTGCCAAACTCTCAGCAACTCCCGACATATCAGGATTATTTTGCCCAACCGCAGATCGATTTAGCTGGCAGCACGAAATAATTGGACATTTAAACACATATGATAATGCTCTGACTTGTTCACAGATGTTTTTACCCTTTTCATAGCTGTTACTACCAGCAGCAGTCATCAAAGTGAGGTAATCAAGCACCACAGCATCAATCCTGATACCAGAATCCTTCATTTTCTTAATAAAAGCTCCCAGTTGTTTTGGTGTAATCGTGGATGGGGGAAATTCCTTGATATAGATGCGCCCATCGGTGTTCTTATGCTCCTCTTCAAGCGCATGTCTAAGGGTAGGAATACAATTACGGAACTCCTTCATGGGAATCTTCGTCACATTGGACGCAATTCTCTTAGCATACAACGTTTCCGACATCTCTAGAGTCACTACAAGCACATGTTTACCTTGGGATGCCATGTTTGCCGCCACATTACCAAGGAAGATACTCTTACCAATGTTGGATTGTCCAGCAAACACATACAATGCCTTACCAGCTTCGGTAAAACCACCATCCACTGCTTCATCTAACCATGGCCATTTGGAAGAGATCATAGTCTCATCACTCAAAATGTCATCAATGATCTTCTCCTTATCCCCATAAAGCTCAATTCCCTTATCAACATTAAGATTGATACCCGCAATCTTCTCAAATTTCTCCACGATCTTGGCAGTATCGGCTTCTCCTTCCGATATTTCTTCCGCCGACTCCAAAATAGAGTGATACATCCCCCGTTCCTTGAGGAATCTTTCAGTATTCTCATACAATTCATCCTCATTGTGATTGGAATCAATCTCCTTGAAGGACTCAATCAGCTTCTTGAAGTTGGTCTTGAGTTCATCAGTGGTGAGATACGTCTTCACCTCTGTGAATGTGGGAAGAGATTGTCGTTTCTCGTAGAAATCAGCAACAATCTCAAAATATTTCGCAATATTCTTGTCCGTGAAATACTTCGGTTGAACGTAATCAGCGATGGAAGCGAGATATGCTCCATTCGTGATTGCGTTCTTCACCAGAACTTTTTCAAAATAATCAAAATCAATTTCACTCATTAGTTACTGTATTTGGAAAGATAATAGGACTCACCAGCTTTCCAGTCTTGACTGAATTCCCGAAGTCCCGGTGATTCGTGAGTAATTATAATATCCCCAACTCCAATTTTCAAGCCTTTTTCTAAAGCTTTTTGTTGCATACAGAGATCATAAAAGTGGAAATCCGATGGACAATCCTCATCAAATCGCACCGTCTCAATTGCCTTTTGATTAAATGCCATAAAAACACCATCAATCATCACTACCCTTTGGGGGTATGAACCAAAGCTGGTCATGTATTTCTTATCCCCATGCTTGTGAGCAACCGCGCCATGTAGATGTCCTTGCCCCATAATGTGCCACAGCGCAGGAGACTTGATTTCTGCTTGAGAACATCCTGCTACACCAACGATATCAAATTCCTTAAATAGCTTCTCCAGCTTTGGGCGAGGATCATGTTCCAGATGAACGTCATCGTGGATAAACATGACGTATTCAAATTTCTCTTTGATGGCTAGGTCTAGACATTCGTTGTAAACCTTGGCAAGTCCTTGGCGATTGTTGAATTTTGGGTGAATGTAATCATCCAGATTCAATTTCAACGCTGTTTGGGCTAAGGGAAAGTGGTAATTATTGCCTTTAGTTGCCGTGAAAATGGCGATATTGGATGAGACGTTGGGATTTTCCATGAGTTCAACTTAACACACGGGAGGATAATGTCAAATTTCTATTAAATAATATCATGCTGGAAGATTTACAACAATTATATGAGGAGATTTTATTGGAATATAGGTCATCCCCCCACCAACTTTCCGATATGAGTCTCAAACAGGCTTACAACGAATGCTATGCAATTTTCAAAGACTTGGGATTCACCACAGCATCCACTTTTGCAATTTGGGATTATATCTATCGCAATCTACCGGATAAAATCAAAACGCCGGAAGTCCAACAATCCAAGAAAAAACATTATGGAACGAATCTTCGCCCATTTATCGTCAACCTAATCAACTCAAATATGACAAAAATAAATCTAAAAGACCTGAAATCCAAGATGTTGGATCGCGATCTGATCAAACAATATCTTGATCGAAATGAGTATGGAAACAGACGAACAGGACTTTTGAAAAAATTATCAGGTGAATCGGAGAGAGATATTGTAAGAGACTACTAAATAGTATTATGAGAAATTACGGATTTGATTATTTGGTGGAAAAGGTTCAGGTGTTGAACGAGATGGGTAGATCAAGCACTTGTCGTTTGGAGAAAAATGAAAATGTTGCAAGCTTCATGTCATCCCCATATCGGAAAACGATGGCTTCTAAAATATTTGAAAAATGGAAACCACCAGCACGAGAAAAAACATTTAATGATTATTTAACCGAAGAATTATATAAAATAATTAACAAAACACAAAAATTTCCATATGATAGTGTTGACCAATATATTACAAAATTGTGGAATGAATCCCCAAATTTAAAACAAGATTACGCTGATTATTGTCAGGCAGGTTCCCAAGACAGTAATAAAAGGTCTAGGTGGATTTTATCACATTTGGCAAATAAAGTTCCAAATGTGGTTACATCTCCACAATTCTTTGAAAAGGTAACTAATCCTGAAAATGTTGAAAATTATATAGAACTTTCGGCTAGTCGTGCGCCCGGAAAAAATAGACAACAAGGATATAGATTACACATTCAATCCAAATATTCCATGTCTGCTGACGACTTTGCAAAAATGAAAGCGGAAGTTTGGCCAATCATAGTGAAAATCAACAGGAGAAGTAGGCAATTTTTACCACCGGGGATTTTACAAACTTTACGCAATAAAGAACAAATAATTTCAGACTCTAAACCTAATACACCATCTGGTGATTTATTTCCATTGGAAACTTTCGTGGAAACCTTGATAAGTTTTAGAGATGATCCATATTTAACCAAGGAGTATCGAGTAAATGTCAAAGACTTGACAACATTAATTGATATGTTGGAGCGTCGAGTGTCTGATCAAAAGCCAGTTTCAAAGGAAAAATTATACAGTGCTTATATCAACAATTTTCCCAATGGTATGGATGAGTATATTACAGATGAATATGAAAACGATCTAAAAACTGCTTCTACTAAAGGATTCTCCGAAGAAATGATTGAGGATAAAAGACAGGCGATTGAGGATGTATTGGATATTTATACTCCCGTTTTACTCAAATCAGTCGCTTCCAAGGGTGTTATAACTGAACCAGAAATTGAAGTGCTTTCCAAATGGAAAGAATTAATAAAACAATCAGATGCTCTGGAAAAACAAGAAATTTCTGCTGGTAGAAAAGCGGCAGGATTTACTACCGATGAAATTGACATATCTGATAACTTATCCGATGTTGGAAAAGCTGCTGATAAAAGATTTTACGCTAAAGAAAAAGAAAGCCCAACTCAAAAACCAAAAAAACCTCGTAAACAAAAGCAAGAGGATGAAGAAAACGATGTTATGGGTTATTTCTCCGAGCAAGTTAGAAAAGATAGTCTTCTAAACAATATTGGAGAGTTTAAAGAACGCGGATTTAAGAAGCCAGTGAATTATCACCACTGGTTAAGCTTAAATGATTGATCAACCGATCTCTTCCAGCTTCATAAAACTTCACATCTTTTTCAATACCAATATATTTTCTATTGGTATTTAAAGTTGCGATACCACATGAGTTGGAACCATAACAAAAATCTAATACCAATTCGCCTTCATTGGAATATGTGTTAATCAAGTATTCCAACAATGCTACTGGTTTTTGAGTTGGATGTATCTTACCTTTATTCTTTTCCCAAAACCCCTCTAAAATGGTTTCAGGATTTTTATGGGTGTATTCCCGATATTCCCCATCATTTTTTCCAATAAAAAAAGTATTATCTTTTTTATAGAGTTTTCGTTTGATGGGTTTATCACGTTTTACCATAACGGGGTAATAATTAAGATTGGGATTACCGAATACCAAAATATTCTCATGTCTCACCATGGGCTTATACTTGGCGGTTTGCATTCCCCGTGAAATATGCTTATCCCAA